CGGTGAGGACAAGGCGCGCTCCTGGAGCGTCCGTGGGGTAGGCAACGGTGCCGACAGCAGGCGCCGAAGCCAGCGTGGCAGCCAAGGACAAGGTCGAGACATCGTCCTTGCCTGTGATTGTGATTGTGACGTCCAGGGAAGCCTTTCCTCCGTTGAGCGGAACCAGGCTGGCCAGGAGGCGTCCTGGGACGTCGGCGAACTCGGTGTCGTAGGTTCCCGGGGCGACAAAGATGCGCTTCTCCTCGACGCGCGTCTGTGCTCCGTTCTGCGCCGAGTACAAGGCAACGACGAACGTTCCTGCGATCGTCACCGTGAGCGTCAGCTTTCCGGAGTAGACGTTGTATTCGTCTCCGTAGTAGGCCGACTTGGTGACTGTGGTGGGTGCGATGATCTGCATGACTGTTCCTTTGGGTTACAGGACGACTTCGGCCAGAGTGGTGTATGTGCTCGCAGCAAGCGAGCGGTAGTGTGCGCGCGTGAACAAGGCGTGTCCGTCGACAGACGCCACGGCGTCAGGAGCCAGGCCTTCCACGTCCACGCGGACGACGAGAGGAGCGGCTGTGATTCCGGGATAGATGTATGCAGGATCAGGGTTCTGATACCAGGACAAGCCTGCGTACGTCCAGCCTGCTGTGGGGTTCCCGAGATAGAGCTTCTCGTCTGCGATCTGGCTGTCACCGGACACAACAGTGCGCAGCTTGATTCCAGCTGTGTTAAGATCCGACAGGTTCAGTGTACGGATGTTGGCGCCTGATAGATCAAGTGCGAGGTCGACGTCCTCGCCAAGCCAGGCAGCTTGGCTCGAAAGGGGCAGAGACGGTTCGACCGTTAGCTTGATCTTCGTGCCGCTTGGCAGCACGCAGTTGTTGGCGCTCTCGATGATGATGTACGGAGCATGGTTCAGCACGTCGTCTTCTGATGCTGTTCCTGCACTGTCGTACTTCACAATTCCCTGTAGATCCTTGTTGTAGAGGACTTGACCGTAGTGCACGCCAAACCTGTCGTTCCAGCGGTCGTAGCTCCAGTTGACGTTCGGGTCTGTCGATCCTTCCAAGCGCTTGTTGTCGATGAAGCCGAGGCGAAGCTCGCGCATACCCGACCACAAGCAGGCGATGTTTCCAACAGAGCCGGCATCCTTGGTCGTTCCGGCGAAGGAGCTTCCGCTCACCGCCACGCCGCAGTTGTTGACCTTGAAGAAGTCTTCGACGTTCGAACTGACACGAAGCATGTACGAGGCGAGCGCATACGGAGGCACATACAGGATCGGACGCAGCTGTACCTTGGCCTGCTCCTCCTTGCTGTAGCCAGCGGGGAACGTCACGTCCAGGCGCAGGCGACCACCTGTCTCCATGAGCACCTTCGTGGCCGCGGAAGCCTTGCGGTAGCGCAACGAGTACGAGCTGTCGTAACCAGCAGACAACGACACAGCTCCGGTAAGGAGCAGCGAGCTCGAAGCGACGTCGACAGACAGGTTCGCACTCTGCTTGTGGTACCACCCGGATGTCGCCGCGGTGACAATCTCCCCGGCAGCAAGGTCGAAACCTTCGTAGACGGAACCGTTGATAGAGTGCGCGCTGACGTCTGTGTACGACAGGCCGTCGAGTGTCGAAACACCGTTGAGGTATACCTTGGCGTAGCCGTTGGTCAGAGCTCGGTTGCTGTCGACGAAGCCGCCGTACAGACTCACGATCAAGTCCGTCGACAGCGAGTACAGGAGCAAGCCCTTCATGCGCAGATCGCAGTTGGTCAACGCGACCAGCGACACGCTGTCGCTTTGCGCCAGGAGGTCGTAGCCTTCCGTGCGCTGCACGAGCTTCGTGTCGACAACGGAGATGTCTTCCGAGACGCCGATGTTCGTGTACGTCGTGATGCTGCAGCGGCTGACGTTTCCGGCCAATGTGCCTGTCATGGCTGTCAGCGTGGTGTCCGAGACAGTTCCGATCTTGCCCACAGACACGAGCGTAGATCCGGAGACCGTTCCTGCCTCAGCACAACCGACAGGGACGTCGATGATGGAGTCGTGGATGTCTGCGGAACCTGTTGCTGTCAGAGTCATTCCGGATACGCTTCCAACGAGAACGACTCCGTCGTCTCCGAGGTAGTAACGCACGCCGACACCGTTCAGCACAAGCAGACCAGCGTCAATCAGCGAGTGAGCGACATTGTTCACGCGCACACGTGTGAATCCGGTAGTCGTTGGTGTCGTGGCTTCCTCGATTACGGAGTCGTCCTCGAGCAGCAGGTACTTGCCGCCAACACCAGCGAAAGCATTGCTGATCTCGGCATCCTTGATCTTGCTGAAGACAACACCGTCTGTGGTGCTGTAGAGCACGCCGTCGGAGAGCAGGTACATGGTGCCGGTCGCGACAACCAAGGATTGTACGGAGCCGGTCGGAACCTGAGCAGTGGCCTTCCAGGACACCGTATCTGTGCTCTCGAGCATGGTGTAGTTGCTGACAATGAGAGACTTCGTGCCTACCTGAGCGCCACCGAGGAAGTCGTCGGTGCTGTCCGTGTACACACGGCTCAGAACGAGCACAGGAACGACCGTACCGTCTGTGGTCGGGCCTCGTCCGCATCCGCTGTACCGAGACATGGCACCGTCTTCGCCAAGGATCAGCGAACCGAACGTCTTCGTGAGCTTCTCGTTGTTCTCGGGTGCGAAAGTCGACTTGTACCAGCGGCCGGCGAAGTAGTTGCTCGTGATGGCCATGTAGCCGTTCCGGTCGTAGACGCCGATGGCCCAGTAGGATGTGCCGTCATTCGAACCGACCAGGTCGACCCAGTCATGCGCTGACAGAGGATCGAGAACCGTGCTGAACTGCGAGATGATCGCGTTCCAGGTGGTCAGGTCGCTACTGTACAACACAGTACCACCAACACCGCACACATACCAGTAGTCGTAGTGGCGCACGGAGTTAAGGTTGTTGACGACGCCGGAAAGCGAGCCGGTCCAGGTAACGCCGTTTGCGGACTTGATGATGACACCACTGGAGCCGCAAGCCACGAACATGCCGTTCGCGAACTCGACGTGGTTGAGTTGGGCCGAAGTCCCCGATGTCTGCACTGTCCAGGCGATGCCGTCCGTGGATGTCAGGATGGTTCCTGCAACACCACAGAGCACGAACTTGGAGTCTCCGTATGCGCCGCCGAGCAGTGTGTTGGTAGTGTTCGATGTGCGACGCACCCAAGCAGCGCCGTCTACGGTCGAGACGATTCCTCCGGAAGCTCCGTAACGCACGGTGACGGTTCCGTTCGAAACGATGCCGCGCGCGGACAGAGACGTGGCTGAGACGTTCGTCCATGTCGTGCCGTCGGAGCTGGTGAGCACCGTCCCGGAAGCTCCGTAGACGTACCAGGTGCTTGTGCCGGCGATGAACGCCACGTGCGTGAGCTCGGTGGAGACACCAGACGTGCGCGACACCCAGGAAGGAGATGCGGCGAGTGGATCAGCGGACGTGTAGATGGCTCCACCAGCACCGACAATGACATGCAGTGTTCCTGCGGTATTGCTATCGACGTCGTGCAGGACAACGGAAGCACCGATCGAGCGTGCCGTCCATGTGGCTCCGTCGCGCGAAGTCGAGTAGATGCCACCGGTGCCGAGAGCATAGTAGACGTCGCGAACCTTGCGCAGGCGCTTGTAGTCGGCAGAGGTGACCGGTGTCTGCGCTTCCCACGTGCGCATGTCGGTCGTCTGGGCGATCGCTCCTGCTGGTCCGGCTACAACAACCATCCCTGTCTTCGCCGCGACACCGTAGCAGTCGTAGGTGTTCACAGGCTGCGAAGTCGTGTACGTACGGAAGTCTGAAGTGAGCAGCACACTGCCGGAAGCGCCAGCGAAGATGACTGTGCCGTTGCACTCGGCGATGTCGTACAGGTACGCGTGGAACGCGATGTTCTTGATCGACATCGACCAGGAGATGGCGTCTGTGCTGGTGAGCACATCACCTGTGCTCGTCGCAGCCACCCACTTGGTCTTGTTCGCCGACCACAGCACAGCAGTCACGGACGCTGCTGTTGGCAGCAGGAAGCGCTGGAACGAGTTGCCGTCGACAGAGCGGTAGACGGCGCCGAGAGCTGTGGCGACCAGCACAGTGTCAGACGAAGCCACATCGTAGACGGTGGTCGTAAGACCTGTGAGCACACGCTGCGACCATGTGGTCAGGTCAGCGGAGACGTACACGGAGCCACCGGTTCCAACCACCACCCACACAGAGCCGGCGTCGAAGTAGGTGACGCCTACGATGTCGAACGCGGCGACTGTCCTGATGTTCCAGGAGATGCCGTCTGTGGAGTAGATGAGGCGGCCGGAAGCTCCGACAGCCACGAACTTGCCTTCGGCCCACATGACCTTCGTCAGGTTGTCCGTGACGCCGCTTGTGCGCTGTGTCCAGGTGTCTCCGTCAGCTGACGTGTACACGGTTCCGTTTGCACCGACAGCAACGTACAGCGATCCGGAGTAGACGACGCTGGTCATTGCCACGGTTCCAGACAGCGTCTTAGCCGTCCAGGTAACCAGGTCAGACGAGACCAGGAGCTTTCCGTTCGCACCGACGGCGACGTACTGCGGGTCGACAGTGAGGCAGCCGATGGGAGCGGCGATGCCTGTGACCGTCGACACGGTGTTGGAGACGACGGCGTTGTCGAAGTCGAAGTCAGAGCATAGCAGCGAGCCGTACCCGTCGATCTTCGCCGATACCACACGGAGCTTTCCTGTCACCGAAGTGATGGAGCCGGAGAAGCGCAGCGTGCTCGGGTAGGCTGTGTCAACAGGACGACCAACGACACCGGTCTGGATGTATCCGGCGACTTCGACGTCTCCAGGAGCTGTGTACGTGCCAGCCGGCACATCGTAGGAGCCGACAGAGGCAAGCAGGTACACCTTGCCGTGCCGGATCGAAGCAAGCCAAGGGATGGCGTTGCTGCCGGCCATGTCTGTGCTGGCCGAGCCACCGAACCACTCGAGGTAGGCGTAGCCGTTGCCGAGACGCACCGTGCCGACGTACGAGAGATCTGCGTAGGCGACGATCTGCGCCGACCCTGTGTAGAGCAGGACGGGGATGTTGATGTTGATCGTGTCGGTGACGTTGATGCGCGCACCAGCCACGAAATCGACAGCGATGTTGCTGTTTCCGATGATGTCAGACGAGCAGTCGGTGTCGATGTCGGCGAGCAGTGTGTAGCCGACAGATGTGCTTGCGAAGGCCTTCGACCAACGCGATGCTCCGGTGCCATCGGTGAACCAGGACAAGCGCAGTGCGTCGCACACGCCGCTCTCGAAGATGGCATTCACACCACCGGAGATGCAGTTGAGGCCTCCGTCGAACGTCGAGCCTTCGGACAAGAGCAGCTCGACACCTGGACCAACGAACTGACCGCGAGCGATCAGCGAAGCGCCAGCCGGCAGAACAGTGCGGCTTCCAAGGTAGGTGCTGCCGAGCTGAAGCACAGGAAGGTGCCAGGTGACGGAGCCTTGGAAGGCGGCGTGCATGTACGTGGTCTGTGTGGCGGCGGAGCCATAGACGACTCCGTACCAGCGCGGGTCGATGTAGTCACTCAGGATGCGCAGGTACCGACTGGTGCCTCGCTGCAGGATGATGCCGTCATCGTCGGTGTCGACAAGTGCCGAGAGTTGGAAGCGTCCCTGGCCGCCGTCGTTTGCTGTCTCACGCCCAAGAACGTCGACGATGTCGTAGTCGATGGCCAGTGCGCGCAAGGCTGCGTAGTTCTCGACGATGATGTACGATCCTGTGCCTGACGCACCTCCACCGAAGTCAGCACCACGGACTTGCTCGATGAGCACGCCAAGCGCGTCGTAGATCTCGACGTCGTACAAGCCGGTGCCGAAGATCTTAGCCGTACCTGTGCTGTCCAGAGGTACAGGGTTCTCATTCGCAGTAGCACCGAGGTAGTCCTTCCAGGTGGTCTTGCGCAGCGCAGAGCTGCCTGCCACGAAGAAGTGCACGAAACCGCCGGCCAGGGGAACGCCCGAGCCGTCGGAGAACTGTTGCCGGATCCAAGGAGACAGGTTGGCCATGCAGACCTAATACAGATCAGTACGGGTTGGCTGCCAGGTAATCCAGGTCAGTAGCTGTACGCTTGCGCTCAGGCTTGTTCAGGATATGCTCGATATTGCGGTACGTTGCCTCGGTCAGGCCGCGGCCACGCGTCGAACGGAGGCGAGCCAGGTCCTCTTGGCGCCTGCGCTCGTCTTGCGTCTCCTTGGAGGTCTTGCGGCCCTCAGAACGCCCACCAGCGCCGACCAAGCCTCTAGCGACACCTGGAGCTGCCTGGACGGCGGCGTAGCGCCCTGTCGGAGACTGGAGAGCTTGCGCGACAGCGAGCCAAGGCTTCGAAACCTTCAGGTCGAGCCCGATCAGGCCCTGGTTCTTCGAGAACGTGCTGTGCAGGTTGCGAGGCTCGTACGAGCCTTTGGCCATGCCAGGCTCGAGGCTGAGAGCTCGCGACATGTCGCGGTTAAGGGTCGGCAGGTCAGCCGACCCAAGCACAGGATGGCGCGCTGTCTGGCTTGCGTAGTTGGCGACGAATTGCTCTTCGCTTGGCATGTAGTTCTTGCTGATGAGAGCGTCGGCATCAGCAGCGACAGCATCACGCACAAACGGGTAGGCCGCTGCGGGATCCTGCAGGACATCAAGCGATGAGCTCAGCGACTCGTTGATTCGCCCGTAGACGTCGTCGTAGTAGTCGGTGAGGTCGTCGTATTTTGCGTTTGGTCCTTGCTTGAGTTCTCCATACAGGCGGTTGCGCAGGTCGCGAGCGAGACTAGGCGACAGATAACCTTCTGTCGATTTGTCGAAGTCTAGTCCTTGTGGGATGTCTGTGGCTGGGTTGCTGCGGATACGACCAAGGATATCCTTGCGTGCCTGCTCCATGGCGGCGATATCGTAAGCCTTATCCGTCTGTTTGCTCATATCGCGCAGCGAATTCTCCAGGATGTCGTCGATAGGGACACCGTGTGCCATGTTGAGAGCAAGCCTGTTCTTGGCTCCAAGCAAGGTGTTGAATGGCTCGTCGCTTAGTGCAGCAGCGAGCTTAACTCTGCTGCGTGGTGGCTCCTCACCTGTGACCGATCTGTAGAACTGTTGATGCGCTGCGAGATCTTCCGGCGACCAAAGTCTAGGAGGAACCTCTGCGTCTGTGGAAACTGTTGCGTGGTCAGGCAACGCTTTGACTGCGTCGTCGTACACCTGATCCATGGCTTCCGTCACAGCACTGAGACGGTCGGAAGCCATCTGCTTCTTGCGCGCGATGTTCTCGCGCAGACGTGCGTAGTTGCCACCCTCACCACCGACAGCAGACAGGAACGACTGCGGGATCATGCGGCCTTCTGGATCGACAGCCACGTAAGCACCGATCGCCTCCTTAGCTGCGTTGCTTCGTGCTGCGTGGTCTCCTTGGAAGCCTTCCGGAACCCAGCGGGCAGCCAACTTGTCACGCTGGCTTTGAATGGTGGGGTCGAAGATCGGAGATCCGAGAGCGCGGCGCACACCAGGCATGACCCACTTCTCAGCAGCCGCGGAGACGCCGTGACCAAGACCAGCACCGAGAAGACCAGCACCTGCCTCGAAAGCCGCAGGCGTGCCTTCAGCAGCACTACGATCAGGATCTGTCAAGCGGTCGAGCAAGCCGATGCCGACATTGGCTCCTGCGGGAAGCAGGTAGCGACCGGCTAGTCCTGTAGCCAGCTTGCCGGCATAAGGAACCTTCGAAAGCCCGCGCATGACACCACCGCCGAGATACATTGCCGGAAGCAGGTACGGGTCGGTGACGATGTCCTGAGGTACAGCAGCGTACCAAGGCAGATCAGGATCGGAAGCTGTGCGACGCACGGCGTCAAGGCCACCACCGCTGAAACCACCAACAAGCGCACGCCCTGGAAGAGACGTGACGTCCTTGAGCGCTCCGGCGAACTGGTAGCCAAAGCCGCGGTCACGTGCAGCAGCTTCGGCTGCTCGAGGCCACAGAGCTGTGGCGATCGGTTGGTCCTGCTGGACAGACGACCACGTCTCGTCCTGGGCAGCACGCTGATCGGCGACGAAGTTGGACGCAGCTTGCCGACGCAAGGCAGCAGCGCTGTCGGCGCGAGTCGTGGACGGTGTGTTCTCCACAGCACTTGACACGTCGATTTCATCAGCGAACTTCTCCAACTCTTCGTCGGTCAGATCACTGAACGACTCACCGTTCTTGAACTTACCAGACCAGCTCATTTGCGTGTCCTCCGCAGGAAGTCAGCGAACGATTCACCAGGCAGCCGCTCAGGACTTGTGGAACTTGTGCTCGCCTTCGGCGCCTTCGCAGGCTTGGCACGCTCTTCCTTGGCGCTCGCGGTGCCGCGGAAGTTGTCGAGCTTGGACTTGACGTTGCCGGCAGCCATGGCGTGCTCGTACATCTTCTCGACGATGTCGAGGCGTTGCTCGGCAGGCAGACCGGCGAACCCGTTCTTTGCGTTCTGCAGCAGGAAGTCCTTGAAGCCTCCGGACTCGCTGATGACCTGACCGAGACTCTTGGTCTTGCGCATGCTGCTTTCGAAGTTCTCGTCAGCAGCCAGCGAGTTGATGTTCTCGGCGACCTTGAGCCTGGTGGTGATCGCGTTGATCTCGGAGTTGAACGTGTCCTTGCCGAGCTCGGAGTTGTACTTGCCGGCCTTCACCCCTTCACGCAAGCCTTGGATCTGTCCGCGTGCGTTCTGCAACGCGTCGTACTCGGACTTGACCGTGCGGAAGTCACCGACGTTGCTGGCATTGACGTTTCGGAATCCTTGACTGCGTGCGGTCTGGACTTCGTCTTGAACCTGGCCGAAGTTGGTCTGCTCACGCGCGTTGGCTTGTGCTGCGCGCTCGTTGGACTCGAGCTGGAGCTTCTGTGCGAGCTGTTCGCCGTACTTCTTTCCGAAGTCCTGGTAAAAGGAAAGCTCTTTCTCCGCCAGCTTGGCTTTGTAGTCGGCCTTGATTTTGGCCCAAGCCGATGGATCGAAGCCCTTCACAGGATCAACAGCCATGTTCTTGTCTGGTACAGGAACCGACGACTTGTAGCTGCGCCACTGTGACTCGAGGAAGTTCTGCACGTCCTCGTCGGTCGGCTGCGCACCAACCTGACCAGCTTGTACAAGAGCGGCTGCCATCTTCTGCTTCGTCGCTGGCGCAAGCGCGCTGAATACGATCGGCGCGTTGATCGGCGCGGTCGATTCGTAGTCACCGGAGGAGTCAGCCTCACCGACAGTAGCCACCTGTGCAGCACCTAGTAGTGTCGGAGGTGCTTCTGGGACGGACTCGATAGGAGCTGCCGGAGGAGCCGCGGTAACACGCACGACGCCTCCTTCGCCGGTGTCGGGGCGATCACCTTCGGGAGGTGGCAGCAAGGCCTGCTGAGGCGCACGCGTGCCTACGGTAGCATCCGTGATCGGCTGTGTGGTAGGAGCTACTGGAGCAGCTTCCGGAGCCTTCTCCGGAGGAGCCGCGGGAGACAAAGAGGAGCGAGGCTTCGCAGGCTGAGTGCGCCAGGATGGCTTTGCCGCCTGGTTGATCGCTTCGGCCGACTCCGGAGAGACGATGGCCTGAGTCGTGTTCTTCGCCTGCGCAGCCTTGCGCACAGCGTCCCATTGCTCAGGCAGAGTCTTGATCGCGTAGTCGAGCGCGGGAGCGGCAATGCCGAGAGCTGCGCCGTGGCGAGCCAGGGCGTTGTAGTCGATGTCTCCCTTGTCGTCGATGGACCTGTTGATGGCATCCTGGAGCTTGTATTGCAGGTCCAGTTGGTAGCGTTCCTGTTCGGCCTTCGTGCGTGCCGACTCCACCTCTGGACGTGCACGTGCTCCCTGGACGAACGCACCCATCGGGTTCGACCGGGACATCGGCTCATTCGATGCGATCAGTCCGGATGCGAGATCCATTATGCTGCTCCGAGGTTGGTGTTGGTCTGGCGGCCGTCCCACTGCAGCGGGTTACGCCCGGGTGTTCCGTAGTAGTAACCGAGGCCTTGGCCGAGCGTGTTCATGACGTTGGAAGCGCCTTGCTGCCAGGCATTGTTCGCTCCGATGATGCCACCGGCTTGCGTCTGGCCGATGTTGCCGTACGTGGCTCCGATCTGCCGCGATGCTTCGTTGCCGATCTGCCCAAGACCAGAAGCAAGACCGGCGCCGGTCTTGTACAGGTCCTGCTGACGATCAAGACCAAGGTTCTGGAACTCGAGGTTGCGTTTGTACTTGTCGGACTCGCGTGTGTAGTCGTACTTGGACTTGTCCATGAATCGATTCCAAGATCCATGGTAGGCGGTGCCGGCCATCTCCTGGTTCTTCGCCATGATCGCCTTAGCCGCACCACCTCCGGTCAGTCCTTTAGCCAAGCTGGAATTGTTAAGCGCACGCGTGGCCTGTGCCATCTGGTAGTCGGCGCCGGGATCGCGGTGCACATTGAAATCGAACTCCGGCTGCTCGAAGTTGAACTCAGGCTGTTGTGCTGAACCAGCCAGACGCTCGTACTCACTGAGGCCACGCGTGCCGGCCTTCAGGTACGGGTCGATGTTCTTCTGCGTCTGCTCCCACGTCTGCTTCTGGAAAGCGAGACCTTCGCGCTCCGCTGCGGCGGCGATGCGCGCTGCTTCCTTCGAGGCTTTGCTGCCGAAGTAGGATGCAGCCATCTGGCCTGCTACTGTTGCCGCTGCTGCGGCCGCGAAAGGCAACATCATGAACCTCCAGGTAGGTGCGTCATCCGCAGAAATACGCGCCGTGTACGACGACTTGCTTCGTGTATGTAGGTATGTTCAAGGTCTTCTCACCTGCTGTGAGCACCAGCGTTGTGTTCTCGCTGGTTTGGATCAGAGCGTCGAACTTGGCCTTGAACGGAAGAGCGGCGGTGAAGCCGCCGAGACCGGTGTAGTTGATGTGCACGAGTGCTCCGTTGCGCACGTAGTTGATCGCGTTACCGGCGGCGTCCTTGAGGCTTCCGGACTTTGTGGCAGCCTCCGCGAAGCGACCAAGGTCGTCGAACCAACGCTGGTACGTGTCGGAGGTGACCGGCGACGACACCGGTGCTGGTGATACGCGGATGCTCATGCTGAAAGCGTTTCGATGTCGACGTTCAGGCCGATGATGGCCACGAACACCGGAGCGGTGATGCGGAACTTGTGCACGCGGTTGCGGCCGTGACCGCACTTGACCCAGCGACACCTGTAGGCGTACTCGCCGATCATGCCGAACGACTTGTGTCGCTCGTTGCTCCACGAGAAGCCGCCGTCGTTGGCATAACTGTACATGACTTCGGGGTCGGTTCCGATGCCTTGTGCGTTCGGATTGGCCAAGCCTTGGCCGGGCTGCATCTGCAGCTGCACCGCGTGGTACACTACGTTCCTGGCGGCGTTGTTGCCGACAGGGCTCGTGACGATGCGCTCGATCATGTTCGTGCCGACGCCGTCGGGATTGTCGTTCTCGAAGTACTGGTTGTCGAGCCAGTAGGTGGCATTGGTGCTGCGATCGCCGAAGATAGGCGTCGACCAGTTGTAGGTGGCGAACGAAGCTGGCCACATGCCTGATAGACCTGTCTCTTCGTACCAACGCGTGCGCCTGGTCCAGGTGCCGCTGGTGATGTCGTAGACCCATGTGGCGCCAGTAGCTTGGTACTGGTCATCCGTCGGTGTTCCTGAGGGGAACTGGAACACGATGAACGCGTGGCCGTCCATGGAGTAGACGAAGCTGTAGGCGTCATCGATACGTGTGTACTTCTGGAGGCGCGTTTCCACGCCGCGAGTGCTGACACGTGTCGGTTGGAACGAGCTGTCGGCACTGAATACACCGAGTGTTCCGGTATTGTCGGCGCCTATCCAGTAGACCGTGTTTCCGTAGCGGCAGATCGTGGACGGCGCGTAACATCCGAAGTTGATGAATGCGTTGTCCATGCGGCCGAACTGCTGCCCGGATGCATCATCACCAGCGCTCACGTTCCTGTGGATCTCGATGCTGCGACGACCGAACAGCCACAACAGACCAACCGTCTGCTGCATGCCGACGATGTAGTCGCTGTCGCCGATCTTCTCTCCGTAGTCGAGAGCGTTCCACAGCGTCAGCACGGACGGATGTGTGCTGTCGAATGCGTACGGGATGTATCCCGGGGCACTCCAGTAGTACTTGTTCGTGTTGGAGCTGTTGACAATGAAGTAGGTGTCGACGCAGGCGCAATGCGTCGGACCATCAACGCCGTCTAGAGCTCCGGGGAAGCCTTCCTCTGTGACCTGTGCGTACACGTTGTCGGCGGTGTGCACGGTGTAGGCGTACTTGCCGTCGACGAGCAGAAGGATGTCACCGTTGTCGACGAAGCGCACAACACCGCTTGCTGTGCGCAGCTCACCTACGAGCGTGTAAGACACCGAAGGAGCACTGGTCGTGCGTGCGTACTGGAGCTGCACCAGGTAACGCCCGTAGACGCCGTAGGTGAGCCCTCCTGACGTCGTCCAGAGGCCGCGGCAGGCGGAACCAGCCGAGAACACCGATGACGAAGAAGCACGAAGCAAGCGTAGGCCGGGAATGCCGACGTAGTAATACTTGCTCCTGGACGTCTCCGACGTGGACAGCTCGACGTAGAAGTTGTTGCACACTTCAGCGCCGAGCGACGTCAGCGGCGAGCTGTACGGCTTCTGCGAGAATGGAATGTCTGTGCGCATCAGAACGTCACCGTGTTGAGCGGAGATGTCCAGATGCCATCCGGCTGCTTGCCGGACCCGTAAGGAACAGCAACACGACCAGCTGTGCGTGCAGCGATCGAGCTGCGCATGCCGGTGAGGGACTTCCGCGCCATGTACACGAGTTCCTTGTCGATGCCGAGTTCACGCTTGAGCAGCGGGTAGCAACGGCACGCCAAGTTGTACAGGACGGCTTCGTACCAGGACATGTCCAGGTCGAGTGTGCTCTGGGAGCTGTCGAGAAGCGAGATCTCCGGCTGACCGACTATGCGCAGGCGCATCCCGGAAAGCAGGCGTGGGAAGAAGTACAGCTTGCTGATCGGAGCCTGGTAGTCCCAAGCCCAGTACGAGGCAGGCGCCGTGGTCTGCTTGACGGAAATCGACATGTACTCGGAAAGCGTGATTCGCTTCGGGCTGTACACAACAGGACCGAGATCTGCCTGTACGGCGAAGATCTGCGCGAAGTTGACGGGAATGTCGCCGACGCGGCGCTGGCTGTAGCCACCGTTGATCTGGTAGTACATGCCTTCGGTGTCGGCGTTCACGACAAGCGAGTACGTCGTGCCGATGCCTGTGGTCTTGTACGCGACGACAGTTCCGTCGACGGAGCGGTAGTACGTGCCGACTGGATCTTCGGTGGCAACCACAGAGAGCCTGGTGTTGCTCAACACACGCATGTCGTCGATGCCGAGTTCGAAGTAGTCCTTGACCGTCGTCGGGTAGAACTCGGCAGCGATCTGCTTAGGGTTGTACAGGCCTGTGCTGGACCACTCGCCGAGCATACCGTTGAGGATTCGGCACGCGATCTGCGCAAACCAAGGATCGGCGTCCTCGCCTGGGGAGACGACGTCGATCATGGCGAGAGCGTCTTGGATGACTTGGTTGGCCTGGATCATGATGAACCTAATACAGATCTACAGGCGAAACGCAAAAGGGGCCGCCCAGGTAGTCCCAGGCGGCCCGTCCACACAGTCGGAGTAGGGTTCCGATGAGTGTGGGTGGATCAGTAGATCGCGACCAGCGCCTCAGGCTTGGCCACGCCGATGGCGCCGAAGGCCACCAGCTTGAACATGGTCGTGAGCGTGCCAGGCCAGTGGTCCTCGATCAGCGCGATGTTGAACCCGCCGACCTTGAACTTGATCTGCTTGTCGACGCCGGCCGGAACCTTGACCTCGGGGAAGCCCAGCCACACAGCGTCCTTCGCGAAGGCGTAGGACGGGTAGAGGGTCGTCGAAGCGGTGAGCGCCATGACCACCTTCGTGGTGCCAGCGACCAGGTTGCTGTTGACGTTCTGGAAGGCTCCGCCGGCGATGAACGGCTCGGAGAACTTGAGCGTCACAGCGCCTGCAGCGTCAGAGAGGCAGTCCTCGACCAACGTGAAGGTCGCCTCGAAGCCTGCATCGGTGCCGAGGGTCGGCACGATGAAGCGCTTCGCGATCGAACCGTCGACGAACTTGAACTTCGTGCCGGCCTTGAACGTGGTCGAAGCTGTTGCTCCGGTCACGGCGATCGAGGTCGTCGGAGTCCACGAGGCCGTCAGGAACCCGGTGACGTCCTGGGAGGCGGAGACGACAGCGGAGGCGCCGAAGCCGACGTAGGTGGGCGTCGCGAGAACCGGGCTCTCGTAGATGTTGAACCCGCCGATGGGCGCGAAGTCTCCGGTCGCGTAGGTCTTGTCGGCATCCTTGGCCTGGAAGATCTTCGCGGCGCCGAGAGACAGAACAGGAAGGACTCCGGGGGAGAAGATGACGGACTTGTCCTGGCCGGGGACGACACCTGCACGGTTGGTCATGAGCTGGCGTGCCTTGAACAGGCCCTGGATATAGCCGTCAGCGGTGCCATCGGTGATCAGGGTATTGCCGGCCGCGGCCTCGATGTTCTGCGCGATCCAGAGGTTGATCTGGTTGCGCATGTCGATGATCGCCGGCGTGATGTGCCTGTCCATCGCGTCCTTGGCATCGAGCTTGAACATGAGCTCTTCGAACGACGTCTGGAGGTTGACCTCGAACCTCGCGTTGACGGCGAACGGGAACGAAGCGTCGACCATGTTGCCGTAACCGACGGGAGGCTGGGTCACGCCAGGCAGGTTGTAATTGCCGTCGACAGTGGTCTTCGTGGTCGAGACACGCGAAGGGCGCCGGATCAGCTTGGAATAGCCGGTGTTGTCGACGGAGCTGGGCAGCTCGTCGTTGCGGATGGTCAGGTGGTCAGCGAAACCGGAAAATGCGGTCCACTGGAAGGCGATAGCCTTCTCGATCTTGGCGGTGGTCTGAAAAGTATTGGCCATGACACAGGACTCCGTGGTGTTTGCGTTGCGTTGCGTCGGGATCATGTGAACGAGCTGTCGGTGATCCCACACCACACCAGCCGAAATGTTTCCCCTGTTGACCGCCCGGGGCTTCGTTGACTTACCTAGTACAGATCGGGCGCAAAAGTTTCCTTTCGAACCCGATCTGTTTCCTTTACCAGGGACGTTCGCCTTTCTTGATCGCGTTCAGAGCCCATGCTTGGAGGTCTGTAGGACCAGATGCATTCGCTGACGTCGAGCGAACTTCCCGCGGCACGGACGGACGACGGACATGCTCACGGACGCGCACACCGGTGTCCTGTTCGCTGACCTGGTCAGGAGCCGGCTGTTCACGCTGACTCCGGATGCGATCCTTGATCCTACCGATGTACTCGAGCGCCGCCGTCGGCACACGTCGGCCTTGAGCAGCTGCACGACTCTGTGCAATCAGATAGCTGAGCGCCTGCTTGCTGGTGCCGATCTCGTGCACAAGCTCTGCCGCATCGGGGTTGATGTTGCCGTGCTCGTCCATGATCAGGCTGCGGCGGATCTCCAGGTGCAGATTTCCAGCATTGCGCTCGATGCGTCCGAGTGCTTTGTCGACGTCCGGAAGCTCGTCCTTCTTCGCCAGGACTGCCGCGTGAAAGTCGCTGGTCACTTTGGCCTCGGCGGAAGCCAAAGCCTGCTGCCGGCTGCGCACGGTCTCTGTGAGCGCCTGCGCCACATCACGCTTGGCGATCTTCAGATCGGTCAGGATGTCCAGCTTCCTATCCTGGTACTCGCCCATCGTGAGCTTGTCGGATTCGCCTTCCAGGTCCTGCAGAGCCTTGGACAGGCGCTGTACTTCCGGGTGCGACGCCACATACTCTTCGATGGTGTGTGGTTGTGCTTCTGGTTGCTGCTCGGCAGGAGGCCGTCCACCGCGGAGCTGCTCGTTCTCAGCGCGCAAACGTGCGACCTCGGCCTCGGCCTCGGTCAGCTTGGTCTTGACAGGCGCCAAGCGGCCCTTCATCCAGCGATTGCGCTCCTCGATGGCGTCGAGATCGGCATCTGTGCGCTGGTCGGGAGCTGTCTCGTGTGCGTCCGGTGGTTCGTCGCCACCAGCATCACCTCCGTCGTCATCCCACTGCAGCTCCGGATCTGTGGATTCCTCCCGAGCCGGCTTCGCGGTTGTGCTTGTGTCCGCCTGCGTGTCCGTCGAAGCAGCGTCGGCAGCAGATGCTGTCGTAGCAGGCTCATCAGGACCGGCGAGAATTCGGTCGAGTACGTCGCTATCCATGTTTCCTCCTCGTGTTCATCACCTCCGACATGGTGCGGTAGGCGAAGGGCGGGAGACCTCCCGCCGGTTACTTCTTCGGCTTCTGACCCGGAGTTGGCTTGGGTGGAACCAAGTTGCTTCGGGTCACGTCAGCGAGCACACGTGTGCCTTCAGCATGCGTGGTCTGATCGAGACGCTGTGTGTGCTGCTGATCGTTGACTTGCGTGTTGTGCTGGCGATCCTTGTCGTTCTCGACGACTTCGTGCACGTGCTGCTGCGTCTGTGCTTGTCGGCGTGCGTCGACATCCATCGACTTGGAGATCAACTGAAGTTGTCCCTGGATCAGTGCGATCTGCTCCTTCGACTCCAGGCGCATCTGCTCGAGTGCGAGCGTGAGTTGGCTCTTCTGAGCTTCAAGCTGCGCCTTGCTCTGGAGCTCCATCTCCTTGCTCTGGAGTTGCTGGGTTTCGTTCTCGAGAGCCGCGGTCAGCTGCTGGATCATCTGACCCTTCTGCGCGGCGTCCTGGCTGAGCTGCTGGAGCGTCAAGAGGGCGGACTTGAGCTTATCCTCGGGATCGGAGCTGTCCTGCTTCATAGTGGCCAGGAACTGCTGGATCTCAGGCGGAAGTGTCAGGGAGAACAGGTCTGCGAGCTCCTCGGAGCCAGGCAGGTTGACCTGGTTGATGATCCATGGGAGGGCCAGAGTCATGGCCTGCGGGTTGGTCTTGATGGCGTCGAGCAGCATCTCGATGAGAGCATCCTTCTGTGACGCGTAACTCGGGCCGGTGCTGATCGACACGGCGTAACGGCCGTAGGCGAGGTCGAAGTTCTCGGCGTCTGCGACCATCGTCGGACCTGTGCTCACGCTCGTGTACTTGCCATCAACACCCATCGACAGACGCACACGGTCGTCGTTCCAGTAATGGGGCAACAAGTCCAGGATGATCTCGCCGATGTGCTTGATCGCGTAGTTGAGGCTGTCGATGAACGCATACGTCGACACGCTCTGTCCGGCCTGCTGCTGCTTGAGCGCCTTGCCCGAGACGGCGTTGAGTCCGTTCTGCAGTGTCGGGTCGGGGTAGATGCCTGTAATCGCGCGTGCCAGGTCGATGTTCGTGCGCACGCTCTCGATGTACGTGGTCGGGATCTGCGGGAATTGGAACTGCTTGACGCTCGCACCGGGCTTGTGCCCAAGGAAGACGCGCGGGTCGGTCGCTGAGGCTTCCCATGCGTTGCGTTCCTCCATGCTCTGGAACGCGTCGTTGTCGCCGTAGAATGTGCTCTTCGGCGCGGTGGCGATCATGGAGATCTGCTCGGACTTGTAGAAGTTGATCTCCTTTTGCACGCCGACAAGCTCCTCGGTGAGGCAGCCGAGACGGATCTCTCCCTCGATCTCGGAGCGCGCACCGGTCACGACAGCCAGCGGAAGGATCTTGCTTGGGTAGTCGTCGACGGTGTCCAGGATCTCGTAGGCGTCAAGGATGAACTGGTAGATCTTGACCTTGCTGCGGCGCGTGCCTTTGATACGTTGCACGTCCTTGACCCACATCTCAACGATCTCGACTTCGTTGGCATCCGCGGAAGCACGACCGTCTGGGAACTCGCGCTTGTACTGGCGATCTGAGATCTTGGTACGGATCGCGAACCACATGGCGTCGCTGTAGTCGGGAAGGCGTGCGCCGGGATCTATCAGGACAGTGGTCGGGTCGCCGACGTGTGTGATCACGAAGTCGATGTCGTCATCACCATCAACGTCACGCACAAGCACACGCAGGATGCCGATGCTTCCACGAGCCGCGTTCTCGAGCGCGTCACAGTAGGCGCGCTGGGCTCCACAGCCGTACTCGATGGCACGGACAATGCCGCTCAGGAGGCGTGCGTTGGTCTTGCTGGCTCCGTCGGAGATCGGGTAGACGTTGATCGCAGGTGGGTTCTGTCGGGCCAGGTTGACCACAGGACGCACGAAGCCGTTGACGATGTTGTAGACTTCTGCTGGACGTCCACCGCGGCTCTGGAGGGCTCCGGAATCCCACTGCCCGGACGCATCCTTGGCGTCGGTGCATGTGGAAAAGCGATGGTACTTGCGGTACCTCTCGTGGATCGGATCCCAATGTGCCTCGCCCTGCCGAAGCAGGTCACGAAGGTCGTCGAAGGAGTACCTGGAGAGCGGCTTTGCTGGGTCGATGATGGACATGCCGAACCTAATACAGATCAGTAGCCGTAACGGCGATTCGCACCGCCGTTGGACATGTACATGCCGACACCGAGTGCCTTGTCCTGCTGGACCCAGAGAGGCACGACGTCGACGGGTTTGATGTAGGAGGCGTAACGAAGTGCGTCTGCTGGGTGTGAGTGCTGGCTGTGGTCGGGAGCTCCCCAGCGCATCAGGATCGGAGACCATTTGTACTTGTACGCGGTGATGTGTTCGTACAGGCCGCAATCCTTGTCGATGTAGACGTCGCGGAGCCATGCCTTGGTCTGCTGGATGCCGCTGGCGATGGAGGCGATAGGGATCTGGTAGCAGTGCGGAAGCACAGCGCTCACCTGCTCGTAGATCGTCTTTCCATTGTACTTCTCGTGTTGACCGGAGTCGTGTGGAAGGAAGTGTCCGGCATAGTGGTAGCCGTAGTCTTTCTCACGGCGCTTGATCTCCGGAACGAAGTGATCCTGGAAGTTGCCGTACTGCATCACGTACATGTCGATGATGCGCTTCTCCTGTCCGTGAATCTGCATGAACAAGATCACGGTCCAGTCAGAGTAACCAATGTCCCACGCCGTGTACACAGGCAAAGCAGGGTTGTGTGTTACAGCACAGATGCGGTTGTTGTTTCGCAGGTACTCGAGTTCGAGCCGGTACACAACACCTTCGCTGTTGCCGTCGTAGGCGTCCCAGCGGCCGTCTGCGAGGGCCATCTGGTCCTCGAGGCTGAGCAGGCGGAGCTTTGCCTCGTAGTCATCACGGTCGATGTAGACGTTGTCGCTGAGGCGTGCGCGGATGAACTGGATGTGTGTGTTGTAGACGGTTCCTGAGGACAGCTTGGTCTCGATAGCGAAGTCTGTGCTGTGACCTTCATCATCGATGCGGAAGAACTCCTTGATCCACTTGTACCTTCCGGGGTTACACGTAGCGCGGAAGTAACATTTCAAACCTTCCGGCGAGCGCAGACGGGAGAGTGCGTACTTGAAGATCTCGTCGGTCTCGTATGTAGCAAGCTCGTCGCATGTGATCGCTGCGAGCTGCTGTCCTTGCAGGAACTTCTGTGCTTGGTTCAGGTCTTCGAAGTACTTGAAGTAGATTCGTGCACCACTGGAGAACTTCCAGTACAGGTCGCTGTCGTTGAACTTCGCGCCTGGGTCGAACAGAGGGTACAGCTTCTTGGACTCGTCGATCAGGTTCAGCAAGTCTCCGCGTTGCTTTCTGTAGACCAGCGCACGGTAGTACGGGAGCGTGTATCTGGCGCCACGCTCCTCGTTCAGCCCGAGGAGATCGACCGTCGCCACGTATGACTTTCCCGAGCCTGCCTGGCCACCGTAGAGCACGATGTCGGCAGACGACGCCAGGAAGTCAGACTGCGGAGCAGAGAACGACAGTTCGATCATTTCTTCCTCGGGACAGCGCCGCAGAAGTTCGGAGACACAATGGGAGCAGGCGGTGCTTCGTCGGTCACAGCAGGTTCCGGGTCGGCTTGCTCCTCTGCCGCAGGTGCAGCAGGTGCAGCTGGTTGTGCTGCTGGAGCTGGCTCTTCGGTGACTGTGCGTGGAAGTTCCGTCTTCTTTGGCATGACAACGGAGATGCGCACACCTTCGTCGACAGCACCTTGCAGCACAGCTGCTGTGCCGAGCAGCTCGTCGTTGAGCTCTGTGATCAGACGAATGGCCTGGACGTCACCAACACGTGCTTTGGCGATCAAGCCGAGGAGCAAGCTCTCGCGTGCTTGGTCGGTGAGCCGCTCGAGTGTGCGCTTGAGCAGGCCCTTGACCGTGAACCCTTCGCAACCTGACTTGCCGCGACGACCCCAAGGGTTCGTGACGTCGCCCTTCTTCGCAGGTTTGAGCGCAGCTAGCGATGTAGCCGCCGTCTTGCGCTTGCCTGGCTTGGTCGCGATGACCTTGCCGTCTTTGATCGTGCGTTCTGGGTCGTGCACAGCGCGATCGACGCGCACACGCTTCTCAGGCTTGACGTGCTTGCGCTTGCTCGCCCGTGCGAGTGCACCAAGATCCTCAGGATCGACGGCGAGCGTCTCCGCAAGACGTGCGACAGGTGTCTTGGGTGCCCGCGGCTTGGGAGATGGCGTAGCGGCCTTGGACGGCGCCGGAGCCTTCAGCACAGGCCTTGGTAGTGGCTTCGGTACCGGCCGGTAGTTGGCCATGGTCGGAGGTGCTGGAGGCGGCTTAGCCATTTCGGGATGCCTCCTCAGCGGCGTGGTATGTGGCAACGAATCGGCGCGCGGCCAAGCACGCCTGCTCCTTTTCATCCGCTGTCGCGGAACCGTCGGTCAGTGCGTCAAGCAAGGCGACGGCAACATCGAACGATGCCTTCGCCTGCACCAGGCTGCGCACGAGGTCTGGTTTCGACAACGACTCTGCGTAGGTGTCGAACTGTTTCGCATCCATGATTTATTTCCTTTTGGTTTTCATAAGCGCCTCGAGCATGTCCAGGCGTTCGTTGAGTGTTCGCTCGCGCGCAGCACGTCGAGCCGCATCTATCTGAGCGTCGACATCATCCGTCCCCAGAGCGGCGACATCGATAGCGTTATCAACACTCAGTGAAATCGTAGGGTGCCTGCGGCGTTGGATTCGGTCGAACGTGTTCAAACACGTCGATGAGATGATGATCTCCATGTGTCTATAGAGGGCGCGGGGATGGTTGACCGCACACCCATGTTTCTTCTGTGCTTGCGCACCACGTGTGCGGTCGTACTTCGGTAGCTCCTGGTAAGCACGGCAGACGCAGTCAAGTTCGAGTGCCTCTTTGACGTCGGACGGGTAGCGCAGCCATCCTTTGCGGCAGATGTGCGCAAACACATAGCTCGCGACCACGCGGTAGAAGTCGGCGGAACGATAGCTCGGATCACGGCTCAGCTTAGCGTGCTCGACGACCAAAATGTCGAGTTCCGCCGGCGTGATCAGCATTTTGTTTCCTTTTGCTGATGTGTTTCCTTTCGCCGACGTGTGAGGCGCTGAGCGTTGTCTCCCTTCGCTGTAATGTTTCCTCCCACCAACTCGTAATGCGGAGCAAGCAGGCTCTCGAGAAGGGAAACATCATGCTCGGGAACGGCAGCGCGCACCTGGGCGATGTAGTCCGGAGACGGCGGTGGAAGCAGGCGGAGGTTGCCGCGGATGAGGTCGCAGAGCAGGGATCTGAGTTCGGGGATGAGTTGGTGGAGAGCATGCGGAGAAGCACCGGAGATGACGACCTTGTCTCCGATGCTGCTGACTCGCAGATGTCCGGACTGGACGATCAGACTCATGCGCACTCCTTCTCCGGGAAATGTTTCCCTTAGAAAGAGTTACGCGGAAATGGTCGATCTCAGTGCGGGAGTTTGAGTATGGAGAGATCGTGGTACGCTTGCGCCATGGCTTCCTCCTTGCCTGGAGCTGGTTCGGCGGCCATCAGCGGAGCACCCACAGGAGGATCAGCACCAAGGCCGTCGCGAAGCCGGAGCCGAAGCTCACGAGGAAGGATGTTTCCTTTCGCGGTCTGGGTATGTTGCGCAGTCGCATGCTGTCCGTCTGTCGCAGACTGAGCCGGCACAGGTCCAGAGCCTGCTTGGTCTTGGCGAAGGCGGTGTCTGCGGCGACAAGCGCTGCGGAGTCGTTGTCGTGCCGAAGGCGGCAGAGACTGTCGGACTCGAGCAGGAGCAGACGATCCTCCAGGCGAGAGACGACCAGACGGGCCTCGGCGGAGTCGAGGCACACGTCGTGGCCGTCCAGGCGGACGCTGCTCAAAGCTACAAGCAGCAACGCCGCGATCATGACCGCTGACCCTTCGCGAAGCGCTGGCGGTACTGCGCCGGATAGAGCTCCTTCGCGAGCTCATGCGCGTTCCCGAGCACCCGCTCCTCGATCCGAGCCACCGCCGGATCAACAGGAGCACGCGGTGCCTGGCGTGGAGCGGTCGGAGCAGCCGTCTTGCGTGGCGGCGGCAGCGGCACGATGTTGCGCCGCGGCGGTGTTGGAGGCGGCTCGGTAGGTCGACCGCCGCGAGCGACCTTCGCCTGGCGCATCGCGATGTAGGAGAGGATGGCGGGGTCGTCGGCGGCGAAGAACGCGAAGTTGCGTCCTTCGATGCCGCACACCTGCCACCCGAGACGCTTGGCCGTCATCCGAATCAATTGCACGCTGGTGTGCGCCTGCTCGGCAACCTCAGCGACGGTCAGGAAGCCTTCGATCTTCGGCGCTGTATGTCCTCCCCGCATGGCGTCACTCCTCTCCGTGGTTGTTGAAATCGCGCGCCTGGATGATCGCGTTGCCGGTGAGTAGCCAGCGTCCCATGCCGCGGTGGACTTCCCAGACGCAGGATCCGGATCGCTCGCCGATCCGGTGACCCTTCGGACGCGTCGGCATATGCCTGGGCTCGAGCTCTTCCCAGTTGTTGGTTTTCGGATCGAGCCAGTAACCGTCGGGGTGGACCTGGAAGTCGATGGGGTTGGGGTCGGCGTCGGGAGAAACCCACTGTCCGTCGCGAAAGATCTGCCCGCGCCAGGAGTCTCCTTCCTTCGGGTCGAACGGCTCCTCGTCGTCGAGGTTCGGGTTGATCTCGGGATCGAAAGCACTGGCTTCTGGATCGTCGAACGCCGACAGGTCGACAAGCTCGCCGTCCTCCGGGAGCTGGACTTCCCCCTCAGGTGGAGCATCGAAATCACCGAAGTCCTGGGTCTCGATCCGCGGCTTTTCCAGCGCCGGTTGGTGCGTGATCGGCGGCGCCACAGGAGGAGCAGCCGGCGGCTCGACGGGCTTGCACACGACGGGAGCAGGAGCAGCAGGCGGTGGAACGACGCGCGGCTTGGGAAGAGCTGCAGCAGGCGCTGGCGGCGCCCCAGGAGCAGCCAGAGGAGCTTTGGGTGCCCTCCGGATGGCGCGGCTGACCGGAGGCTCTGGTGCTTCGACGGGAGCTACGGGCGGTGGGGGCACAGGCGCGACTGCAGCAGGTGCTGCGACCGGATGCGGTGCCGGTGCTGGCTGCTGAGGCACGTCGACGCTTGCACGAGCGTAAGCAGCAGCATAGAGCTCCCGGGCGGCTTCGTGCTCACCAGCGGCGACAAGCACAGCGACGCGGGCGAAGAGGAGGGAGACGGACTGGGCGATTTCGGAGAGGACGAGAATGTTCATGCTGTGGCTTTCTGTTGGTGGACTTGTGGATTTTTCCGAGCAAGCGCGATATACGCTGCGATGGTGGGGTCGTCGAGACGAACAAAACATCTAGGACCACGCACGACAGCTACGCTGTGGCGTAGCACAAACCGGCGTACTGCTTCGCGCGAGACGCCAGCCATCCGAGCTACATCGGCGATGGTGGCGAAACCCTCGGGAGTTGCTGGACAGAGTCCGAAAACTCTATCGACACCACGACGCCTGTGGTCACCTTTCGCCGCGATGTACGCTTGGATATGCTGGTCGTCCACGCTGACGTAAACACAGTCGCGGACGACACGGCGTGGTACCGCATGGTGCTTCAGGAAAAGGTAAGCGGCGGCTCTTTTCACGGAAGCAGCGGCGGCCAGCTCCGTCAGCGAGAACCAGCCGTCGATATGTTCAGCCTTCCTGGTCATCGCGGAGCCGCACGGAAAAATCTGTGTACACATTTGTGTATCCGTCAGGAGATTCCAGCGCCGTGCGTAGGTCGTTCTGCGCGGCCATGGAGTTCTCGGCGTCCTGGCTGAGCTGCTTCCCTGCGATGATGTTGTCGATGACTTCATGCAGCGCCGGCGCACGCACAGGAGCGACAACGTCGAGATCCTTCCTGCTCTCGGTGAGCAGTTTGGCACCGGCGCACAACAGATTGTGCTGGGTGGCCGCAAGAACGTACGCCGTGTTGCGCAGAGTTTCCAGCAGGGAGTCACGCTGGTCCGCAGGCAGGTCCAGCACAGAGCGAGTCAGTTCCACGATGCGTTCCATGGTGGCGCCGCTGCGGTCGAGTACTGTCTGGATGGCTTTGAGTTCGGTGTTCATGTCGTTGTCTTTCTGTTGTGGTTGTGTGTCAGATGGTCTTGGAAGCGACAGGTGCGACAGAGATGGTATAGCCAGCCGTTTTCGCCGCCTGAATTATGTGCTGTGTGAACTGCTTGGTGTTGGCGACGGCGCACAGCAAGCGGCTCAGATCGCATGCAGGATAGTAGGCCGTCTGGCCGTAGACTGTCTTTTCGGTGAGCGTGAGCTGCTTGTCCATGGTGTTTCCTGTTCGATGGTGTTCCGACAGGCTCTCATCGCCTGCCTGAGAAGAAGTTACTCTGTGCTTTTTAGAAAAGCAACAGGTTTTTACTTTTATTTTCTGGGCTTACCGAAGGCTGGCCGTGGCTGCCTTTTCGTGACTTCCACATCCTTAGCTCGGACGCGCTTTGGAAGCTCAACGGGAGGAGCTGTGTCGACGGGAACGCGGGCGGCGAGAGCGGCGCCGTGGATGCGTTGGATCTCGTCGAGCTTCGCCTCGAGGTCGGGACGGCGGCAGCGGCTCTGATGAAGGTCGGAGGGGTTCATGCGAAGTCCGGATCGATATGGCGGCCGTAGCGTGCGGCACACGTCCACCGCGACGAACCATGGTTCGCCGCCACGCATGACTGTGCGGATCGCAGCGTTGATCTCTGCGTTTCTGAAGACTTGGATTTCGTTGTTCATTTTGTTTCCGTTTCGTTGAAGGTTGTCGAGGGATGGGTATCGGCGAGCGCCGCCAAGGTCACCAAGTAGCGGTCACACCCGAGCCGTCCCTGGCGAGCCCAGAGGCGCTCCAGGACGTGCTGCGCCGCTGAGATCCACTGAGCTTGTGTAGCAGGCCTGGAAGCCTGCCGCAAGGCCAGGAGCTCGTCCTCAGCCCTGGAACCGACACCGAAGTCGAACAGGACGCCCCAGAGCCTGTCGGTCTGGTTCGGTACGGCCAGGATGGCTTCGACGGCGTCGCGCACCTGGACGGTCATGTCGTCGAGATCTGAAGTCGGCATCAGCGGCTCCCTTCGAAAGAGCCCGGAACGAGAGCGGTGAACTGCCAGACGCCGTGCTTGACCGTCTGCAGGACGAGCATGCTGTCGGAGTCGTAGGCGGTGACGAGGCGCATGCATCCGTCGCTGACCTCTGCGCAGGCCTGCCATTCCCCGGGAGCGATCTGTCGACCGCCGAACTCGGTGTCGAGCACGCGTGCGCTCTCGATGGCTGTGCGCAGGTTGCGCGACTGCTGCTTGGCGGACTTGTACGCGTCGACTTTATCGGCAAAGCTGGCGACGGCGTAGGGAGCTCCCTGCGTGCCGAACACAAGCAGACCAGCACCGACGGCGATCACGACCACCACAACGATCGACGCGAGCAACAGCTTCTGGAAGAACTCGACCAGGCCTGCCTTGAACCTCGTCCAGAGATGTTTCTTTTCGACGACGGGAGCAGGCGCTGGAACAGCTCGTGCTGCGGCGAGAGCGTTGTTGTAGCGCTCGATCGCGGCGGCAAGGGCGTCAGGGCTGCTGGTGAGCGTCTCGGCATGCGTGCGACAGCGCACAGGCTTGCGCGCCAGGACAGGAGCCTCGGTAGCAGGAGCCGCAGGGATCTTGCGGCCGGGGCGAGCCGGAGCCGGAGCTGGCTTGGCCGAGGGAGCGGCGGGAGGAGCCTTGCGGCGGCTGGTAGGGATGTTTCCGCGCACTTTGTTTCCTTTCGATGGTTGGTGGTTGGAGCTTGTTGGCTGGCAGCTAAAGGGAAACATATCTCCTGCGGGAGCCGAAGTCAAGCAGAATGTTTCCCTTTGAGATGTTTCCTTTCGGTTAGATGTTTCCTTTCGACCTGAGGGAATGTTTCCTTTCGGTTAGATGTTTCCTTTAGCCGTCTTAGACCGATCCTAGAGGGAGCGGTGGAGGTTGCAGACGCACCCCCTCCTAAGGTTCCCCCAGCGCCGGCGTGTCAGCCGGCTAGGCGTCAGCCGCATGCGGCGTCAGCCCGGGAGGACCGTAGGAGCGGATGGTCGTCTGCTTCCTCCGACCGCGTCCTCCAGGAGATCCCGTCGGTCGCATTTGGTCGGCTTTGCTGGGTGGCGCCCTCGTCAAGTCCTTAGGTCTCGGACTCCGCCTGGCGTCCCACCCGAGAGGAGTGGTGTCCCAGACTCGCCGGTTTCCCGGCTCGCACAGACCGCCACCTTGAGGTGGGATCCGCCGGGGCAGACGTTCGCCCCGCATACCCTTTCGACGCTGGCCGCAGCACGAAGCTTTGGCCAAGACCGACCCCTACGGCCGATCTCCAGCTCACAACTTACCACTGGCGCGGAGAAAAGTCAATAGGCTTCGAAAAACAGGCTAGGAGGCCTCGATTACCGGCTGCCTCGTCACTGCGTGACCGTGGGCAGGCGATAGGCACCTCAGACAGGTAAGACGACGGTCCAAGGCGTCGACGCCTCCTAGAGGCCTCCTAGCCGCCAGGAGATACTTTCGAAAGGTGCTTGACTTTTGCCTCGGCAGATGCGATATTGATCATCGAGCGACCGTAGGGGTCCGCTCCAAGACCGCATAGCCGCTAGGCAGAGCCTGGTTGACCCACGGAGCACCATCGATGACCCAGCAAGAGATGTTTCGCCTGACCCGAGCGGCAGCAGCGGAGATGCACGTCAAAGGCGAACCGCTACCCACCTGGCTGTACCATCGTCTTGCGGGGTTGCAGCAGGCGACCGGCTCGGAGCTGGCCGCAGGGATGGGAACGCTAGCCAACGACCTCGCTGACGCGCTTTATCGCGAAAGCGCGGCGTCGCTACCAGCCTGCAGGCACAAGGCCAAGCAGATCATCTCCTGGGAGGCGAAGGTCGTCGACGGAAAGCTGAAGCTGAGCCGTCCCGCACAGGTCCTGAGCGGCGCTCGCCAGGTCTCCAGCTACTCCGACCTCCAGCGTGCGCATCCGAAGCTGGCAGCGACGATTAGCAGCGTCCTGAACGCGACAGACATCCCGTTGGCGCGCAGAGTGCTTCAGGCGCAGCAGGCGCTGCTAGGCACGGTCGAAGAGAAACATGTTGCTCGGGTGGTGGCCGGCGCTGCGGGTCGCCTCGGCCTCCGGACGACACCAGAGGCTGTCTCTGTCGACGAGGTCCAGGCGGTTGCTTGGGTCTGCTCAAGGCAAGACGAGATCGACGAGCACATCCAGCAGACTTGGCCGAAGGCGGCCACGGTCCCTGGTTCGCGGCCGCACCCACAGGTCATCGCCAACTGGGCAGGCACGCTGCGGAAGCTGGCTCTGCGCGACGGTGTGCTGTTGCCTCAGGAGCTGGCCGTGCGTCTGGTGCGGCAGCGGCTTGAGGAGGCCCTAAAACAACACAGGCCGGCGGGGTAAACCCCTCCGACCCGTGTCTCTCCTTCACCATCGAAAGATGTTATCAACTTAATCTGCAAAATCACGAAAGTCAAGCGAAAGGATCAAGATGAACCAACAACCTCCGAAACCAGCCTCTCCTGGACGCCTGGCTCCGTTGAGTCAGCCGCAAGCAAGGCCTTCGGCACCCGCTCCAGCCTCTGCGCCCGCCACTTCGACCACGACGGTGGCTTTGCGCAGGTCGGCCTTGCTGCGGAAGCGCGGTCAGCTTCTGCGGGCGTGCGCGGCGCGTCCCGACGTCGTCTCCGACATACTACACGACCTCGCCGCCGAGGTCAATCCTGAGACCGGAGGCTGGCTGCTTGGAGCTGAGCATGTCCGCTCGCAGTTGTCGGCTTGGGGCGCCGAGCTGACGCAGCAGATCCAGGATGTCTGGACCGCACGCAAGGAGATGGTCTGATGTCGATCGCCGCTGAGATCGTCAGCGCGGAAGCACAGCTCGGATATTGCCTCGAACAGCGACGGCGGTTGCGCAGCACTCCTGGTGCGTCTGCGGAGTCGCTGGTGGCTGTCGAAGAAGAAATCACGCAGGCCTACATAACCCTGCGTGCTGTCGATGTGCCGGCGAAGGAGCTGGCCACCGAACGCGCCAAGTGCGTCAAAGAGTCGATGGAGCTCGCTGCGCACATCATCGCCGCCGACAGTGAGCTCAAGGACATGCTGCAGGACGGCGACGATTCCGAGAAGGACCTGGACGACGTCCGCGCAGAGGACCTGCAGCAGGACAGCGACGACAAAGACCCATTCGAGACATTCGAAGAAGGAGAAGAACGATGAAGACGATCGCAGACGTGCTTGCCGCGAAGCTGTATGCCGTCGGCGCCCGAGAGTATCTGGAGGCCATCGGCCGTGACCAGGAGGTCTCTGCTTGGTTGCCTGTGGCGCGGCACGCCGCCACCATGGTCGACGTCATGCTCCTGGTCCGCGAGGAGCTGACCTGGCAGACCGTGCGTGTGCTCCAGCCGGTTTGTTCGGGGACGCCAGCAGCCCTCCCGCTGATCGCCGTCATGTTGCCGGACGTGGGCGCGACGCATGAGGAGATGCGCTGTGCCATCGTCGAAGCGGTCGAGCATCTGGTCATCGACGGGCTCGAGGACCTGGAGTCGGCGCAGCAGATCGTCAAGGCCGACAGGCGGCAGCTGGACATTTGCCGCATTCTCGCGCACATTTGGGCTGGTGATCCGGTCGCTGTCAACGTGCCTGCGCAGGCGGCCGCATGATCTAGGTCCCGGCTGCGTGTGGGTTGGTGCTGTGTCCTTGTTCGGGCGCGCAGCGTAGGGACGAAGAAGGCCTCGGGGCGATGAACCTCGAGGCCTTTGCGTTATCGGCGTTTACCGCTCTTCTTTCCCTTCAAACACGCCATAGAAAAGATCACCGCCTTTCTAGCAGCAACCGGTTACGGTGCTGGTTATTTTGTGTCTGTCGGCCGCGGCTGCGGAATCACTTTGGCGAGAGCGCCACACAATCCAATCACGATGAGAGCCCAGGGAGGAATGCTTCCCTGGATCGCCGGCACGTACTGCTCGAGAGCGCCGACAACGATGACGGCGTAAATCACGTAACTGGAGTAGTGTCTCCAGAGGTTTGACCAGACAAGATTTGTCATCTTATCTCCTTTCGGATTTGGATGTAGACAGGAATGCCGCGCTCCAGCGCACGACAGATGGGATCCTCGACGTATGGCAGTGCGCGCCGGCTCTGCACAACCTTGTACGGCTCTGCCGGCGGACGGCTCAGGCCGGGAAGCAGACAGCCTTCGGTGTCATCGGCGTCGTTGCCGGGATGGATGCGGATTCCGCCGAAGCCGGGTACACCCAGGAGCTGCAGCGTGCTGCGGCCGAACCGGTTGCTCAACGTCCAGGCGACACGGTAGGTGCCGTACGGAATCGCGGTCTTGCCTTTGACCTTCCATTCCGCGACCCAGGCGGCGAGGTCTGCCTCAGCTTCCGGGCGGTCCGCGGTCTCACGCACGGGATCTTCGGCGATGTAGATGCGCTTGTCGATGCCTGGGCCGGAGAACATGCCTCCGGTGCCTTTGGCGTGTAGGACGTCGCGCGTCAGTGTGTACAGCAGGCTGCCGGCGGTCATCGTTGTGTCACCCGGTCACCGTCGCGATTGTTCACGACGTCGATGACGTTGCTGACAGCCTTGCCGCCGAGGTCCAGCACGATGCCGCGCTTCGCCGAGGCAGCCAGGTACATTGCGAGTGCGGCGAGCAGTACCTTCAGGATGTACGTCCCCATATCCATGCCCCAGGCTGAAAGAGTTGCCTTTTTCGCACAGGCTGCAGCTGTCTCGAGAGCATCAAGACGCGGCAGGATGCCGGGGCGTGCCTTGTCGCGGTCGTAGGTCAGCGCATCGAGTATGGAAGCGCACGTGTGCTGGACTTCGTCGATGCGCTGGTGCAGTCTGATGTTCGCTTCGGCCTGGTCTTCTGGCATGGGAATGCTCCGGGTCTGAGGATTGCGTTTTGAGTTGCTGATCA